ATAACAGAAACACGCGAAAGGTTAACGCCTTTATTGATCAAAGTTAATACGAGTAAACATTAATATGAGGGTACAAAGTACATTACAGGACTTTGATGTTTGTTCTTCTTGTTGGCATTGCGTCATAGTATGTTGTTGGTCTTTTGTAGACTCCGTTTGCATCAATGTGGTAAACTCCTGTTTGCATCTCGTCCGCCGTTAGGTAGTTTTCTGGTCTCCAGTTCTTGTTGTGTGTTCTTTCGACTTCCCACGCAATTTCGCAGCTTACTTGTCCTGTCGCGTATAGAGTTAGGTATGAATCTGTTGTGTCTGGGCTTACGTCTGGCACTGGAATTCTTGCTATTTTTAAGTAAATTGTTCCCGGAGGATGAGGCATTGGAATTGTTCCGTCGTTTGTGTCCACTAGTGTGCTTCTGTCTACTCTTGGTTCTTTAACCCAAATTGGATTATATCTGCTGATTGAAACGCTGTCCCATTTTTGGTTCGGAAACATCCATACTGGATTAAGTTCTGTGTCTACGTAGCTGTCATTTTTAAAGTATGTGACATTGTTGCTTGCCATGTTGTAGTTTAGTTCTGTGATTGTATTTTGTGTTGTTGCTTCTTCTGTTCCTGTTACAAATTGGTAATGGTCTTTGTTGTGTGTTGATCCTTGACCGTATGTGTTTGGTTGGGTACCCCATGCTCTTGATGGAACTCCTCCAGTTCCCAGTTCTGCTCCGTACAACAATGACGTCTGCAGTAGTCCTGCTCCTCCAGCTTGATTTTCTGCGTCTTGTGTGTTTCCTGTTCTTAGGGCTCTCATTCCTGGTCCTCCGTTCCAATTTGAATATTTACAAAATGATGCTACATTATATTTTCTGTTAGTATCGACTGTGTCTTCTGTTGTTCTTTTGTATCCTACCATCGGGTTAAACATTTGTCCGACCGTCATATTTGTAAAGTTGTTATTTACCCATCCACAATTGAATTCAAAATTGAATTCAATGTTTTCCCCTGTTCTAATCATTGCGTGATCGCTGTTTTCTAAAATGTAAAGTGGTAATGTTCTTTGAAAGTCAATTTCAAACTGATTTCCATCTGTGTTTATGTAAGAATCATACGCTAGCAAGTATGCGTACTGTGGAAGGTCCCATATGGTTGTTGGCATTTCTGGCATGGTGTCTTCGTCCCACGGATGTTGTGTATATGGGTATTGATGTGATCCGTCGCAAAATACGTGTATACCTGCTGTTAAGTCATTATTATATATGGTGTCACCTGCTGTTATCAGTTTTTGTTTTATCTGAATGTTATATAATTGTACTTTCATGTGTTTAGGTCTAAAACGACCGTATTCGTTCATCAGTCTTTGCCAGTCTCTGGGACTAAAATGACTGGAATATTCGTTAAAGTTGAAGTAACACCACGGTGTTTTAATGCCAACTGGCCTTGTTGCAGTAGGACCTCCCCATGTTTCTTTTGTGTAAATGTGATTGTTTTTTATATCTGCCATCCATTGGCGTGTGTTTCTAGTAACAATATATTTGTCTCCAAAAATGGTACCTCCCTTCCAGCTGCCTGTGGCATAGCCTACTCCAGAGTTTCCTCCTCCACCACCACCTCCCGGCCCAGAGCTACTTGCTGCTCGTCCTTCGACGGCTGTTGTTTCTTGAGCATTTTCACCGGCATCTACTGCATCCATTTTTGTTTTTTTGGCTTTTAGATTGCTTCTAGCGAAGTAAAGTTTTCTTTTTTCAGCACGTGTTTGTTTTTTACTGGGAGCTCCTCCCAGTAATCCCTCTTGCGGCAGTTCTGCGGCTGTGTTTGGTTCTTCTTCTTCTTTTGGTTGTTTAAAGTAATCGACGATATCTTTTATTGTTTTACCCGTTTCATAGGCGGTCAATAGACCGTCTATGATCAATGGAATAGCTTGAGCCGTGTTGTATTTTCATTGACCTATAAAAAATAGACATAGACGTATATTTTATATTTTATTTTTTTTATTTATTTATTTGTGTGTTTATTCTGACACAGCAGCGAGCATCTCTGCGTCTGACGGTTCACCATTTTTTATTGCCGCCATTTCATCGAGATGATCTCTGTATACAGTGTCCCAGTATTCACACGGAAAACAATCTCTTTTATTTCTAAAATGCCACATCATGTTTCTATATCCTTTGTCTAGTTCTCTTTTTAATTTAAACAATATTTCTTTACATTCATTCCAATCAATTTTCCCATCCACCGCCCTTGATTGAAATTCTGTTTTACAATCATTGAATATAAAGTTTGTTCCCCTTGAAGTTAATCTAGTAGCGTGCCAGTGAAAACCACAGTTATTTGGAACGATTTCAGCGTCCGTTTCATCCGCTTTTCTTTTGGCTCTATGCTCGTTGAAAAACGAGTATGGAGTTTTAGCGAGATGTGGACGTTCCTTCCAACGGGTCATCTTCCCCGTAGTCGTCCCAGTCTGGATCTCCTTCTGGTCTTTGTTCGTCCCATACGAGTTGTCTTTCTTGATATTGTAGGTTTTGGACGACATTATGACGTACCGTTTCTAATGCCGCTTGTGTTTCAGAGTCTAGTCGGCGTCTTTTCGCTTGCGGTTCGTAGTCCTCAGCCTCTCCCACCACGACCTCTGCTTCCTCTGGTTCCTGAACAGGGGCTCTAAGATCATCAACGTCAGGAAGCAAACGTTCACCGTTGCCAACGCTAGTTGAATCAGATTCTTGGTCTAAAATATCGAAAACACTCAAGTCAAATTCAAAGTCTGTATCTTCCAAAGTTGACTGTAAAAGTTGTTGCCACTCACCATCGTTTAACAATTCTGTGGCTGTCTCGTACCCGGATGTAGTATCTGTATCGTCCCAAGGTTCTTCCCCCCACCAAGGATCATCCAAGTCTTCCTCTTCTGCCCATAAATCAGGTTCTGAATTACCTGCTTCAGACACACGATCAGACTCGTCTTCGTCGTCCACCGGAGTAGGCTGAATAAAACCACCGCAATGTGTGCATACGCCTTGCTCTTCGTACACAAGCGACTGTGAATGACCAGAACAAAAAGATGTTAAAGGAAATTGGTTTGTCATCTTCTCTAGATTCCATTCATCCAAAAACCCTTGTAATGAACAATCAAATCTGTCTGCACATGTTTGAAGGAATGAGTATATATCATTTTCTGAAATTTCCCCAAATGTGGATTGAAGTTGTTTCATAAAGTTCAATTGAACAACTCTAGCTCGTAAAGGAGCTTCATGTACTCTTGATGCAGAATTTCCTCCGTATACTGTATAAATGTCATGGTTTGTAGATATTATAACAGGTGTTTGCTTGCATTCGGCGCTTCCCGTATGCTTTTGATCAATTCTGCAGTCAGTTCCTCCCAGTAAACATTTAGCCGCTTCTACGTATTCATTATGCATGATGGCTTCTTCCCACCAAATTAAAAGTTTTGGTACACAGTCATTAAATGGAAACTGCTTGTTGTTGTGGTTAACGCTTCCATACAGCTTAACAGCATGAGCCACAGCTTTAGCGAAAATTGTCTTTCCCGTACTTGCAGGTCCGTAGAAGCAGACTGTGTTTTGTTTTCCGGCTTGTTTGTTTAAAACGCAGCATATCCAATGTCCTACCATCCACGGATTGTATCCCTGGAGTAGAAGAAGTTTCCATGCTCTGCTGGATCCCGGTGTAAAACCTGTGTATGATTTTTCCAGTCTGTCTCTCATAAATTGTAGCGCCGTTCTTGTTTGTGTAAAATGTATTCTCATCATACACAACACATTTTCAATTGATTTGTTCCCTCCCGGCATTCCCTCCATCAGTAATAAAATATCCGGCGCATGTTTTACAAGATCTTCTTGTGTAATACAGAAATGTTTTTTACATGCTTCCATAACATTTAGTAGTAGTTTATGTTTCTGTCCTAGTCTTATTTGATTGTTTCCTGAGGTACCTGATGTTCTATCTATATTCACTCTACTTACCAGCGGTAGTTTTTGCCAAGGCTCAGGATGTAAATCCATTTTCTGTTCCTCTAAGAATGTAGCTAAGTTCATATATAATTGCTGTCTATCATCAGTTGTTATAAATGTTCCATTTAAACAACAACAACAATATGTTTTGTCGTACAATGGATTATAAAATGTTTCACCTGTACATATATACCCAGTTAAATTCCACAATATTCTCCTATTTTTCTTTAATAAGTAATTTGTAATAAATGCAGTTGGATCAATTGCATTCACATGAAATTGCCAATTTCTAGCTCTATATTGAAGCACAGATACAGTACAGCTTGGATCTATTGCCGCCTGTCTAGATGATAAATACAGTTGTTCATAGATATTTCTTTCACTAGGTGTTAAAGGTCTTTGAAATGCAGAAATTATTGCAGTTATATTCACAATCAAATCCCTCCAAAAATGACCGGCTAATAGTATTTTAGATTGTTTAGCATTCCACTTATTCAAATCCCTACCACCAACAACAATATGTACATGCCATCCCCCACTACCAATTTCAGATTGAACAAAGACGCTCCCGGTCGGTGTAATTGATCCTTGTTTGTCGGCCAGTACTTTTATGGCTGCTCTGTATGCTGTTGAGCAGATAAGTCGTCCAAACCCTTCTCCAGGTTCTCCTAGCGCATGCGCAGTAGCGTCTGCAATATTCGGATCAGTCGTGTTGCTGTTCAGAAGAGCTGATCTTATAGTTGCTTCGTCGCTGCCTCCTGAAATGTTATATAGAGCTATTTCACCTTCAGGTGTATTCCATTTATCTTCTTCATTCTGCTGAACCGGCCACGGTATTCTTAATACGTATGTGTATGCAGGTTTGTGAAAGCGAACCAGTTCGTCCCTCAAATTAGCCAAGTGCCAAGAGTTCTCCATAGCAGGTACCTGATTGTATCCACAGGAGCGATGTTTCCCCGTCGACGTCCAAAGGCAAATGACGAGTCTCTTCCTGATTGCTTCCTTATATACTATTAGCTCCTCCCCGAAACGCCCATCACCCCATATTGCGTATGTATTGACCTTTTATTTGATTGGTTGAGCCCAAAAAGGCGGAGTCTGTGTCTAAGGTCGCCTTTCATCCCCGCCTGTTTCTGTTATACTTTAACTGTACTGTGTACTGTCTGACGTCAATGAATATGGCGCCGCAAGATACGGAACGCGCCCGTTAGGGCGCGCGAGCGCAGCGAGCCG